AGTCCTGTACTATACCCATGAACATCTGTAAGAAAAACTGTAAGACGGCCTATTGACGCTATGTTCAATATAGTCTTATTCCCTGGAACAAAGTAGTTAGAGGCCGTCATTTTAAATCCTACTAGTTAAGGTCAAACTCCATCGACTCAAAACTAAACCTTCGAATCCACTTCTGAGTTGTCTGGGCTGGTATTGGGACTCCATTGTCATCTAATTTATTAGATGGAGCAGCCCCTCTTCCATCTCCAGCCCATAAAAACTCATGCACTGGGTAGCTGCATGTATGGGATTCAGCCCCTCCCCCTGGGCAACTCTTGTCAATACCATTAAGGTGTCGGGCTACATATATAGGTATTTCATATACCTGCCCATCAACCATTACTTTATCAAATGGAGGAATTGAAGGATATTTTCTAATCTGTACCCTCAAAAGCCCACCTGGAGTCTCGTGATGACGAAACCTACCCTTGACAATCCTAGACTCCTCCTCAATGAGCCTATTGAGCTTTTGCTTTGATAGTTCCTTCTGAGATAGTGGAATGTTAGTGATTGTTGAATCTGGAGAGGTAATTATCTTAACTGGCTTTTGAATAGGTTCAACTACCTTCACCTCTTCATTTGATATAAGATTGTCTTTAACAGCCTCTGCAGTGGCCTCTAGAGCCTTATCTACAATCTTTTCTTGAATTTGTGGACGAATTTTCTTTGGTCTGGACATGAAACACTCCTTGTTTTTGGGTTTCAGCCGGACTATTTCAAATAGTATTTAATATTTAAATATAAATTTTAGTTGACAACGCGGGAAATAAAAAAAGGCTCTCTGAAATGAGAGCCTTTTGTTGAGAAAAAATTTAAAATCAGATAGTGGTCCCCTTGTAGGCTACCCAGCTATAAACGTTGTTGGCTATAAGGAGATTTGTTGAGTCGACAATCACTCCTGTTTGAGAGACGTTCCTTGAAGCATCGTCAAAAACATTGCCATATGGCACAACAGCTGCTGAACCTACTGGGGCTACCTCTGGGACTCCAGTACCAAGAGCTGCAATAGCACTTGCTGGGAAGGCAAAGGCAGTGAAGGTTGAGCTGTCAATGTCTACAGTGATGGTATTTAGACACGTAGATACAGCAGTTCCAACAGCTGTAATAGTCCCCAACATACCATTAATTTGTGTACATCCCCATCCTGCTGGCACTGTTACTCGAACTTTTTGCCCTACGGTGTAAGAGTGAGTTACGTTAAGCCCGATGACAGTTTGGACACCCAGGGTCATACAGGTAATTCTGCGAGTTACTGGGTAGAATCTTGGAACAAAGGGGATGATCCTTACAAACCCTGCTGTAGCTGGAGCTGCAAACCCTGCCGCTGGGAGGTTGGCAATAGTTTGTGTTACGCCTGCGTTGACTACTGAGACAGTAAAATCCCAACCAGCGACTTGAAGCATGCCAGTAGTTCCATAAACTCGTATAATATCTCCTGCTCCAGCTGTTGATGCTGATGTAACGACTGCTGGCGAAGCCGCTGTAATGCCAGCACCACCCATCGCAACTGCTGCCCCTGGTGTTTGGTCTCCAGAGTCTGCCACGAATGTTACCCCATTCACATTATTGATAGCGGGAACCATCGGGACGCCAGTATAGGAGATGCAAGTGTGGGAGGGGAACGTCGCCTTGCCCTCTATTGCATTAACTCCCGCCCCTCCAGCTGCTATGCCAGTATCATTGTAGATTTTGATCTGGGTATAGCCACAAGGAAGAGGAATGAAAACGGGGATTGGGACAGCTGCGGCCGTAAAAGACCCATTTAATTGTGCATTAATAGGTGAACTCATAGTTAATTACTCCTAGTTGTTATGCTAATGTACAGCGAAGGTTTAGACACCAGCTATCATTCTGTATGATGGGAACCTCTGCAAATTTGTATCCAATCTGGCAGTTAAGGCTCAAAGCTGAGTCGTAAATAGCAGGTCGGTAAAGGAAACTTGCTGAATATCCATCTTGCTCGATGGCTGCGAATGCCTCTCTTCCTGTGCACACTATGCTCAGGACGTCATTTCCCAAAAGGGAAGCATTTGGGATGACAGACGCGATCGGTGACAATAAAAATCTTAAGTTACCAATTGAGCCCCATTCGCTGTCCAACGTTGACTGCTGATTTGGGTATGACCATTTATTGATAAATCCATTACAGGCATCAAGCTGGCCAATTAAGTTAGTATGGCCAATAGCAAAGTAAGCATCTCTTACTGGACTAGTTCCAAATTTGTTCTCTCCTTCAATTCCAGTTACAAAACTCATCGCAGAGTTGTTTCTAAGAGTTCTAATGACAAAGTCAATGTCTGTTCTGGTGATTTCTGTCGGGTTATCACCGTTACCTCCACCAACACAGTTAATAAAAGTTGCAGAACTTAGTAACTTATCTCTCATTAACTGATCTTCAGTTTGTCTTAAAGAAACACCAAGTCGGATGGATAGTTCATTTAATACTGGATCTTGATTCTGTAAAGAAATTTGTTCGTTAACTGACAAGTAAGTTCCATAAAAACACATCCTAGCATCAATATTAATCGCGCTAGCAATCTGCGGTGGAGGGCAAATTCCAGAATTTCCAAGTGGGACCGGGCACGTAGGAATTGGGTTGTAACGCCTGTAGCGTATGTCCGTTCCTCCATTGCGGGGAGCTTTTTTTAAACTTGCAGGAATTTTATAACACATATAGGGCACAGCAACTGCCAGAAGTTTCATACTAAATGTTGCTTGAACTGGCGCTGTAAGTAGACTTGTTGTAAGTATACTCATTTTTTTAATCCTTTATAAAAAAAATCCATTCTTTATATCATCGATGCATACATCTCTTGCTCTTTTCTCAACTGCCTTGCGAGCTCTGGAGTCATTCCCCCCTCAAATCTCCTAACATCTGCCATTGGACTAGGTCTATTGACAGACTGGACAGACACTGGCTTCTTGGAGTTTTCTATTGCCTTAGCCTTTGAAGGTTGATTCTTCCCCATATCAGCGATCCCTGTTCTTTTAAGGAGTTTATAGGCTGCAATTGACTGGTTATAAGGGTCATGAGCAAGAGCAGACAGCGATAATGCTAGTTCTGGATCTTGTTGTTTTAGTAACTCAATGTTGTCTCTGTTAACTACTTGGTCAAAGTCAGGATATTTGCTCTTGACCCTATCGTCAGCTGAGGCGTTATCCCTATCCCGAAGCATGTCCTGGGCAACCTGTCGAGCCATTTTTGTAGCTAGGCTTCGTGCCTGCTTTGCTGTGACTATGTCATCATCGGCTAGGGTTCCTAGGTCATCCTCTTCTGGAGGGGAGTCATCTTCCTCTTGCTGGCGTTGGAGTTTTTGAATCAAATCCTCCTGCTGCTGTAGTTTCCGTTGCATTTCGTCTTGAACTCGGCGGGACTCTCTCCAGTTGTACTCTTGATCTGTCATAGGACGATCAGGGGGAGGGGCTGGAGGGGGAGAAGCATCAGTAGCTTCTATGGGAGTCTCTAGCTGAGAGGCTTGGTCGGCCTGCTCTGTCGATGATGGGAGAGCGACTTCCTCTACGCTCGATTGGTTTTCTTCTACAGACATCAAAACATTCCTTGGGTTGCGAGACCCTGTTACGCTAGGTTAGTTGATGAGTTAAGACTCTTACGGAGTCAACGAAAGTTTTTAACTCAATAGCTAACGAGTAACACTATAAAATGTTTTTTGTCAAATATTTAGTTATGAGTGATGGGGGAGGTGTATAGGGAATGGGGGTTTTGTATACATGAGGGGATTGTTATATATAGAAATAATTCAATCTTACTGCCATACATCCCAGTCCCAAGAGTAGGAATCCTTATCTAGTTTCCTTCTAAAACAGTTTTCAACCCACTTCACAAGCTCAGGATCAAATGAGTCAGGGCGTTTGGCAATAGAGACGCAGTCGACATATGATGGGAGGCTCCAGAGGACTCGAACATTTCCTTGAGTTGCATCAACCATATATAAAGTCTTGGTGTAGTTACTGTATTTCCCCATCATCTCAAAGGCATGAGGTGGGGTCTGCCTGGCTATAAAGTAGTTCCTCAGGACGTTGTCAGCCCAGAATTCTTTCTTGGTCAAGACAAAGACGTAG